CTGCTCGCGTTGCCACTTGTGGCTGTAAAGCCCGAGTCCGAAATCAACCATTTCCCCGACCACTGTTGATAGCTCGGCAACAGTCAGGGTGTGAAATTGATTTGCCTTGTCCCGAATCTGCACCGTGGTGCTGGTGGTGCCGGTCTCCAGCATCCGGTCGCGCAGCCGGGTCAAGTTGTCAATATCCTCGCGCTTGGCATCCATCACAAAACCGCCAGTAACTACGCAACCAGCCACGGGCGCGCGATCGAATGCGCCCCTGATGCGGCCCTTCTGTACTGCTTTTGCGGTGGCCAGAAGATCAACCTCCGGCATGGTTTGTTCAGCCATAATATTCCTCCTTTTATAGTGTCATTTTCCGGGCAGTCCAATTCACCACCACGTTGTCGGCGGTGCCGTTCAGGTTAATACGAAAGCCGGTGGTGGTCTTGTTGCTGATGGTGAGGCAACCGAGTTGTTGCGATGCGCCCGACAGGCTTACCAACTCCAGATCAACCAGATAATTGGCATCATCCATGCTGTACGGGAGAGTCACGCTCACATACGGCAGCGCCGACACAAACAGCGGGTAGTCTGCCTGCGTGGTGGCGGTTTTGGTTAGGGTGCAGCCGGTCAAATCTTCGACGGTGTTGCCTGCCGGCACGGTTACGGTGTAGAGCGGCAGCGTGTTGGCCGGGGCAGCTTCGTTGAGGTTGGTGGCCTTCAGATCTCCGGTGTTATCCAGATACAGGTACACATAGCCGGTTTCCGTGCCGGTGTTTTGTGCAATGCTGGCGGTGCTGGTTTGAGCCACCACGCCCCTGCGCTGGGCATTTAGATAGATAATGCCGGACGACAGGTTTACCAGCCGACCTGTGCCGCCAGCAGTAACGTTACAACCGCTGACTACTCCGGTGTTGCGGATGGTTGCCTGCCCAGTCTGGAAGCGCTGGTTGATGGTCTTCATCACCTCGCGCAGCGCCAGGCCCGATTCGGCTACAGCCTGCATCACCACGGCGGTCAGCGCGTTCATGGTGTCGGGGCTGGTGCCAGCAACATCAGCCTCAAGCTCATCGATGCGAGCGTCAAGCGATGCGTGCGTGCCCTTTGCCGCATCCACCTGGTCGGCTCGCTCTTTCAGATATTTGGTGCGGTTGGCCAGCTGCCTGGCCTGCACGTTGGCAATACCGTTGGCACCACCCAGCACCGGGTCGGTGGTCTCTATCTGGTATATGCCGGTTTCAAATGTTGCTGTTTCGGTTACGTTCGCCATTGATTGGCCTCCTTAGAAGATAATCGTCCAGGTCCCCTCAAGGGACAGATCGGAATCCTTATTGATAACCCCGCGCACCTTGCGGGCGAACAGGGTGCCGTCGCTGCAGATCAGGCCCAGCTCGGCAATGGCCTTGCCGTTTGCCTCGGATGTGCCCAACTTCCAGCCGAACGATACCTGCCCTGTGGTGGGGTAGGTTGCAGCTGCCACATTTTTGCTGTAGCTGCCCGTCAGGCCGGTGTCTGTAGGGGTAGGTCCGGTGCTGCTGGTGCCAAAACCAATTTTTGTAATAGTCTTGCCGCTGCCGCTGCCGCCGATCAGCTTCGCCATCGCGTCCTTGGCCACGTTCATAATCATGTTGGGGTCGTGCTGCTCCTCAACCAGCAGCCCGTTGCGGTATATCCGCAGCCGGAAATCTCCGCGCATGGCGATCTGCTCTGTATCGGTCATATCGTTACCTCCTGTATGGTGTGGATGCCCTGGTATTCCATCGACGGGGCGAAACTAATGCCGCCGGCGTAGGTCTTGCTGCCGTTGTATTCCTTGCCGCTGCCGTAGGTCCGCACGCCGTTGAATAAATAGTTGCGCTTGGTAGTCACCGTCATCAGGCCGTCATAAAACGGCGGCGGTGTTGCCCCTTGATCAAACACGCCGTCATAGCTGGCCAGCCCGTCAAACATCACCGCAGCGGTGTTGGTGTCTACCTGCACGGTGGCTGCGCCGATGCGGTCAGCTTCCCATGCGTTGTTGTGCAGCACGGTTCCGCCTACGCTGTAGCTGTACGGGGTGGTGCCGTTGTAGATATCGGCGCCGTCATAGGCCAGTGCGCGCCCCGAGTTGTATGCCGTGCTGCCGTCATACCGCATACCCCAGGGCAGGGTCTCTGTCTGCCCGTCTATGGCAGTAAGCGTGGCTGATTCTGCGATGGTGGCGGTGTCGGAGGTGGCTGCGGAGAACACAATGGCGGCCAGGTGGCTGCGCACGTTTTTCCACTCGTCCACCACGGCGCGGATCAGGGCGGTTTCTGTTGCTGAAACGCCCCTGTTTTCGCCAAGGTCAAGGTTGATGTTGAAGCGTGCCCAGTTTGCCCCCGCGCCGTATTCTTCGTCGCCACTGAAAACCTGTGTGCCGTCGTAACGTAGTGACTGGATCTGCTCATCGATCAGGGCACCGCCAAAACCCACCGACCTTAGCCCTTCCTTCACGGCCCAGGGCGTACCTTTTTTGCGGTGCAGCCAGACAGCGCGCTTGATCAGGCTGCGCTTGTCGGCCTCGGTGTCACAGAGCGTCCACCCCTCCAGGCCAGTTATGTGAAACTGCTCGGCTAGGTGAGGCAAGGCCTCGGCAGAGATGTTGTCCACCAAATAGACTAGCAGCTGATCAAGCGGGACCACCCCCAGCCGGTCAATCAGCTCGTTAAAGGCCAGGGTTGAGGCATCACGTATCCCGGCAGGTATTAGGCGGCTGTCAGCCATTGACCGGCACCCCCATGGTTACGGTTATGTCGGAGCAGTTTGCGTACCCTTCCGGCGGGACAATGACATCGGCGGACGGGCTGGTGACCGTTACCCGGTACACGCCATCCACGGTGGCGGCGGCAATGATGCTGCTGGTGGTTATATCCTTGCCCAGCATACCAGATGCCGGGGTGGCCAAAGCGGTCAGCGCGGCCAACACCTGCTGCTGCACCAGAGACTGATCAGGCCATTGATAAGTCTCTACCGTGACGGCTATGCTGTAGGCGGTGGCCACCGGCTGCAGCACCTGCACGTAGTCGGTCAGAGGACGCACATCTTCGGCGGTGCAGGTGGCATACACGGCGTCAAGCAGCGCCTGGTCCGGCAGGCCGTTAATCGACAGCGGATAGATGTTGACGATGCCCGGCGATGGGGAGAGTACGGCCACGTCAACGATATCGGAGCTGGCGCTCTTGGCGTGATAGACATAGCTGCCGCGGCTGCCTGCCACGCTGAATGATTCAGGGGCCAGCTTGATCCGGTCGCGCAGCTGATCGTCGGTCTCGCCGTCAATCCGGTAGACACCCACCAGCTCGCCCAGGTAATCCAGCATAGGCGCGCTGGCGTAGGCCACCAGATTCTGTTTGGCCGCTTCCTGCACACCGATCCGGACCAAGGTCTCGCGGTAGGCAATCAAGTCAATCAACAGAGACTCCACCTGGCCGGGGTACAGAGTCTTGCCGGTGGTGGCCTCCCACGATGCTTTTAGCTCGGCGGTGATGGCTACCGGGTCGCGGTCTATAAATGAGGGTTCAGGTAAACTCACAGGGTCACCTCGATTTGTTGTATGCCTGCATCGTAGTCATTCAGCTTCCACTCCAGCTGCAGGGTGATTTTGCCGCTGGCGGCCTCAGTGGTTACCGGCACAACACTCACCAGCTTGGCGCGCGGCTCCCATTCTTCCACGGCTTCTATGACGGCGTTTACAATGCGGGGTAATGCCTCGGTTAATGGTTGATCCAAAAACTGCCACACGCCGCAACCGAAGAGCGGTTCGTGGGCTCGGCTCCCTTTGGGTGTTGCGAGGATCACCTTGATGCACTGGTTAATGTCGTCAAGGTTCTCCACCACGCTGCCGGGCTCACCCAGTTTGGGACTCCAGTCGGCTGCGGTTATGTCGGCGAGTGTCATTGCCATGATTATCCTAGTGCGAGTGGTGGTTGGTATTGCCGCCTGCGTCCGTTACCGACCCGCCTGCATTTACGTTTCCACCGATATCGGCGTTGCCGGGTATCACCAGATTCCCGCCGGTGCTTTCGATGTTGCCGGGTGTAGTGATCTTCCCGCCGCTGCCGCCGTAGCTTCCGGTGCAGGTGATGCCGCCTTTTACCACCAGGTTTCCGGTGCATTCGGTGATCGGGGTATCGCAGATCACCTTTGTCGAGGCCACCGCTTTAATCAGTGGGCTGGTGACGGTGGCGGACACGTCAACCGTGGCCTCAAGCGTACCAGCGACTACGTGTGCAGACAGCTTGTGCTCTGCGCGGTCGTACTCAACCCAGGTGCCATCCTCGAAGCGGATGTGGCGCTTGTCTTGGCTGCTTACCGGCGGCTGGTCGGCGTCGCTATAGATCGCCCCCAGGACGCAGCCGAACTCGGCGTTGTCGTCCATCAGGCAGCAGACGTGCTCTCCGGTGTCCGGCATCCAGTAGCTTTTGTCTCTGCCGGTCTTGTGATGCAGTACCGGCAACCAGTAGGATTGCACCCCATCCTGATCGGGAAACTGCACCCGGCACTTAGCGGTGACGGGGTCGATAGCAGTGACGATGCCGATCTTCATCATTTCACCACCCGCTTGTTGTTGGTCAGGTTTTTCAGGTTCTTGTTTTGGGCGCTGCTGGTGGACAGCTCCAGCTCGGTAGCATAACCCCTGCCGCGCTCCATGCTGTGCCGGGCCTTGAGGATCTGGTAGGGGCCATCTAACAGCCCCAGCCCTTGCACCTCAATGTTGCAGCCAGCCCGCAGCCTGGGGTTACCGTACAGGGATATGCTGCCCTCCACCTGCTTGCCGTTGCTGTTTCGCAGCGCGGCCTTCGCTTTGGCCTTGGCGTCGTCCAACGTCTCGCAGCGCTCCACCAGCTTCAGGGTATCGCCACTTGGTGCGCCGGGTGCCTTTTCGGTATGGCTCTTCAGGCTCTTGGTTTTCGGGTCGTGGTAGCTCACCTGGCACGCCTTATAGGTGGTGGCGGTCTTCGCGCGGAAGGTGAAGCTGCTCATCTGCTGCCTGGTGATGATGGTGACGGTCTGCGCGTCATCCAACCTGGCTTGATCGTGCCAGACCAGTTGGCCGTCCTTGATGCTGAACACAATCCCCTCGGCCTTGCCCAGCCGGTTCAGGAAGGCCAGGTCGGTCTCCTTGTTCTGTGTTACCCGCTGGTAGCTGCGTCCGGTGTTATCTCCGGCCCCCACCAGGCGCAGGGCCTGCCCGGCTGCCAGCTCATCTGCTATCTGCTTGAGCGTCTTACCTTCAAAGGCCCTGGTGTTACTGGTTCGCAGCGCGGCCTTTACACCGGCAGCCAGTGCCCTGATGCTGATGGTATCGGGGGTGCCGTTAAACTCAATCTCATCAATTTCGAAAGAGCCCATGCCGTACAGTTCGCCCACATAGCCGGCCTGCAACGAAAGTTTGTCGCCTTTGCCGGGGAACCAGCCGTTCTTCCAGCGGTGGTCACGATCCTCGATATTCACCTCAAGTTCGTCGCTCTCACCCTCCAGCGCATCGGTGTAGGTAATAGCCAAGATGAACGGGGCAAGCTCAGTGGTGACGTCCTTCTGTCCGTAGGTCAGCTTGAATTGAGGTTGGGGCACGATCACGTCAGCCATGGCGGCATACCCTCTGTTTCAGACAGCTCCGGCAACGGTTCGTCAATCACCGGTATGTTAATGATGATCCCGCTGGGCAAGACCGGCTCAATCATCACCAGGTTGTTGGCTGCCACGATCCGCTCGTACTGCGTGGCATCGCCGTAATACTGCCAGGCCAGCAGGTCCCAGCGGTCGCCATCGCGGGTAATATGCTCAATGACTTCCTGCGCAGCCATTACGCTTGCCTCGTTGACTGTCTAATGACGGTCTGCTTATCCTGCGATAGGGCATAGCCGGCTTGCCTGCTCTCGGCTGACAGCTGCGGCACCTCTTTTTTCTTGGACGGCTTTTTGGGCTTTCTGCCCGGCTTCTTTTTGGCCGGGGCCTGCTGCTGCTGCTCTTGTTTTTTTGTTTCAAGCGGCTGTGGGTCGGCATATTCCTTCAGGCTCAGCTTGCACTCAAAGCCGTACAGGGAGCCATCTTCGGCGGCATAGGTGGTGGTGCGACTGACATCGATAATGACGTACTTGCCCACCAACAGGCCGTTGCCCTGCGAAAGTGGAAACGCCTTGTGGCTGGTTGCCAGGGTTATCAGGTCATCCCAAACGGCCTGGGGGTCGCAAAAGTCGGCATGAAACAGGAAGGCCAGGTTGATCTCGCCCAGGCCGTCGCCGGTGTATTGCAGGAGCGGCTTGCCCTCAATAACCTGATGCTCGGCATAACTGATGGCCAGCTTGGCATCAAACCCGGTAGGGCTTACCAGCCTGCCGAAACCGATATCTCCCAGCAGTAGGAAGGCCATTTACACAAATCCCTTGCGTTGCTTGTTCTGCTCTGCCCGTGCCAGCATCCGCTCAAACTCCACCTGCGACAGCTTCAGGGCCTGCTCGACCTGCTGCCGTGCCTCTGCCGGGGTGCCTGGCGCCAGGTTGATGACCGGGGCATAGGTGATCTGTGTGCCGCCGCCAGGGCGGCCAACTCCAGCCGGTGCGCCTGCCATGGCCGGTGCTGCCGTTGCCAGCATGGTTGCAGCGGTAACCGTGCGCATGGCGGCAACCATCGGGGCGGGCTTCATGGTGGCGGCAATGGTCTCGATCAGCTTGATCCGGTGGATATCCTTGAGTGGGCCTTCCTTGGCCGGGGAAAAGGGCAGGAAGTTGCGCAGCTTCTGTGCCAGGCTCTTCATAACCTCGCCAGGCTTCGAGATCATGCTCTTCATGCCGTCGGCCAGGGTCTTGAAGATGTTGGCTCCAGCCTGGAACAAGCTCATCTTTGCCAGCTTTGATATGATCGCAAACACGGCGCCAACCAGCTTGCCCAGGATAATCAGCGGGGCAAACACCAGCTTGATCGAAAAGGCCAGCGCCTTGCCAAATACCACGCCAGCCGACGTCGCCTTGCCGAGTTGCCCGCTGGTGAACTCCGACTGCTTGAACAGACTTTTGAACCATCCGACCACCGGGGCCATAGCGACCGAAATGGCACGGAATGCGGTGGCTACCGGGGCAAACGCCGGGGCCAGCGATGCCTTAATGCCAGACCACACGCCCTTAAAGAAGGCGCCGATCGGTTGCCAGTATTTGTAAATCAGGAAGGCGGCGCCGGCCACCGCCAGGGCGATGCCGCCGATTATCAACCCTACAGGGCTTGCCAGAAGAGACAGGCTAAAGGTGCGCATGGCGCCACCAGCCAGTAGGGTGGCGGTTCTGAATATGGCCAGCTTGGTAGATGCCAGCGCCGAAAAGGTCTGCACGCTGACAAAGAACCCGGCCAGCATTGTTTTGAGGTACAAAAAGCTCAACACCGCCATCTTGCCCAGCAACAGGCCGGAAACAATGCCCACCAGTGCCCCGGTTAGCCGCGGGAATGTGTTGACCAGCGTGCCCACCATGCCGATCAGTGGCGACACCAGTTTGACGATGGATGTCAGCGCCGGCAGCAGGGCGTTGCCCAGCGAGATACCCAGGTCTTTCATGCCGATGGTGAAGCTCTTCCATCGCTCGTTAAACCCTTCCATGCGCTTGGCAAGGTCTTTGCCCAGCAGGTCATCGCCACCGGCTGCAAGTGCGCCCTTCTTTATGTCGGCCAGCTCCTTGGCGTTGGCGATGGCGGGCTTGATGAAGTTCATGGCCTGCATGTCCTGGAAGAGCTCTCCCAGCTTGTAGGCCTCTTTTAGGCGGCTGATGGCTGCCTCGCGCTCGGCCTCGTCCTTGATGGCCAGCGCCTTGGTGAACTGTCCGGCGGCATCCGGCCCCTTGGTGCCCATGTACTGCGTGATCAGCTGCAGCATCCCCTGCATGGGGGTCATCCCCTGCTCGCGCAGCTTGACCAGATCGCCTTTCAGGTCGATGCCGGCCTTCTGGAAGTCCTTGATGGTGTCCGGGGCGGTTACCTTGGCCAGGAAGTTTCTGAAGTTGTTGGCGGCTTCGTCGTTGGTGCCTGCTCCCTTGCGGGCCACCTGCAGCGCCGCGCCAATCTCCGCCACCGCCTCCTTGCCGGTCAGGCCCAGGGCGGCCATCTGCGGGGCCAGGTTGGGCAGCCATTTGGCCATGTCCTTAATCTCGAACTGCCCCTTCTTGCCGGCATAGGCCAGCATGTTCAGGGCGGATTCGGAATCCTTGGCCGATATTTTCAGGTTGTCACGCAGGGCGATAAAGACGCTGCCCAGCTCGTCAACGCTGGCGCGGGTGGCAGTGGCTGCCTTGGCCAGCACCGGGGCAAACGCGGCCAGCTCCTTTGACGACGAAATGCCACCGGCCACCAACACGCCGATGCCTTTTGACAGGTCTTCCTGGGTCTGGTTGAAGCGCAGGGCGTTTTCGCGTATGGTTTTGCCCAGCTTGGCCTCTTCGGCCACGCTAAACTCACCGGTAATGGCAATATCGCGCAGCTGATCCTGGAAGCCTCCGGCCAGTTGCACCGACTTAAACACCGGAGCGCCGATTGCTGCCGTCTGCCCAGCGGTCTCAAACAGCTCGTTGCGGTAGCCTTCCCGCTGGGCCTTGATGGCTGCGCCTTGCTTGATCAGGTCGTTAAGGCGCTTCTGTTTGCTGGCCAACAGATCGACCGCCGCACCGATCTGCCGGTAGCGGTTCTGCATGTGCAGCAGCTGCGGATCGCTGGAGGATAGCCCCTTGATCGCGCTGCCCAAACGCTGCTGCCGGGCGGTCAGCTCCTTGGTGATATCCCCTAGCTTGCCCAGGCTCTTCTGCACGCCGCCGATAGCCGTGTGCAGCGTCCCCGATATCATGCCGGAGATAACCAGGGCTATGTTGAGCGTGTTTGACATGGGGTGGTTGCTCCGCTATGCTTTGGGAATGGAAACGAAAATCAACACATCTCTTGCGGTTTGCTTTGCCCTGTTCGTGCTTGGGCTTGTATCGGTTGGTGCCAATCTGATCTCGGCATTGGCGGCTGCACTGCTGTTTGCGCCGTTGCTGGTGGCATTCTTTGTTGGTCCGGCTGTTGTTATCGCATCGCTACTGCATTTACTGCCCTGGCATAAGCGCCAGGCCGTTCAGCCTATCTCCCGGGAAGAGCGGATGGACTAGCTGTTCATCGCATCCGCCTCCGCCTTTTGTTGTCGCAGCCCTTCTTCGCACCACCACCTAAACTCCTCGATTTCAAGCGCATCTATTTCCGACGGCTGAAACCTGAACCTGCGGGCCAGAAAACCCATCCCGGCCCGCAGGTCTTCACTACTCAGCAAGCATGGCGCGAAAGGAGTCTTGGAGCACCTTATAGTCGGCGGCGTCCATCTGATCCATATCCTCAGGGATCAGCCCTGCAAGATTGGCGATCAGGCCGACCTCCTTATCTTCATCGGTATCGCCGAACCGGCCAACGGTGCGCAGGTCTTTCACGGTGGGGCGCCGCAAGGTCAGCTTCTCCACCTTTTTGCCGGCGGCCATGAATGGGTATTTCAGCACTATCTCACTCATTTGCTACCCCCCGATGTTCTGCTTGTAGGTCGCCAGCAGGTCAACGCCATCGGCCTTATAGATGTTGGCCAGTGCGTCAAACTCCAGCACCTCGCGGCCATCGATCTCCAGCTTGCAATAGGTCACGCTCATGGTGGTTTCGGCCTCTACGTTGTCGTGCTGCTTGAAGCCGCCCAGGGGGAACTTGTTGAACGCGCCGGTCAGGTAGGCCACCACCGGGACTTCAGCCACCCTTCCGCCGTTGCCGTAGGTCTCCAGGCTTCCGCGCAGTTGCACCTCAGCCGCCTTGAAGGGGTTGGCCACCTTCACGAGGATGTCGCTATACAGGCTGTTCCACTTAAAAGTGGCTTCCATCTTGTCAATGCCGCTGGGAAACTCCAGCTTGCCCTGCATGCCCAGCGCCTTGTGCTCGGCCATAGTGACCTTGACTTCCGGCAGCTTGCATTCATCCACCTTGCCAAGCAGGCTGTTGCCGTCCACATAGACGTTGGCGTTGGTGATCCGTTTAACCTCTATCTGTGCCATGGTTTAAGGCCTCCTTATTTCAGTGCCTTCAGCAACTCGACGTTGATGAAGGATTCAAAGCTGATCCGCTCTGCCGGGGTGGGCGGCATGAACTCGA